TAGTTGACGGTATATCCCCATATGCGTTTGCGTAGGCTTCATCTTTTTCATACACATAAGCCAACATTGTTGTTGGCTCATATATGAAGTTCCCACCATCTTTCAAGCGGATATAAACACGGGGGGAAATTGCTTCCCCAACTGGTTTGGATACTTCACTAACCCAAGTGGGACTTCCGTAAGACATTATATTCTCTCTCTAAAATTCGCTGTTAAACTATATTGATTGGGGGCGATATAGATTGCATCAAAATCCCCATCCCATATCACTTTCTTTCCCCCACTTATGAGGGATGTTTTGAGAGTAAATGTCCCCTTTTCATACCATGTTAATAGATCCAATATAACACTTCGGGGTGCTGAGTTTATTTGCAGCGTCCAGTTTTTTACAGACTTCCAATTTCTTTGTGCGATAGGAACGCCATACCGCTCTATCGTCACTCCGGAACGTTTCTTGTTAATGTCATACACCATATCATCACTTCCACGGTGAATATAGCTATCATCTAAAGTGTAATATGTTGCAACATCTTCATAAAAATATAATGGCATTTCTTCCCCTATCTATATGTTCTACTTATCCGCTTTTGTTCGTCTGCTATTGCTGTCGCAACCTTTCGCAGCACAACCGGGTCATCTATTGATATTCCAGCTACACTTATATTTATGTTGCTTGTGATATTGTTGGTTGACCCTATTTGACTTTCGGGAGTTATGTACCCACTAACTGAGGGTGTAAATATTTCTCTGCCACTCTCACCAACCCAATAAGATTGACCGGCACCAATTTTCCCACCGCCAGACCGTCCACCTATAACATTGGTCAAGAGCGATAATCCACCAACCCCACCACCACTGAATATATTACCAAGGATATTAACAAACGCTGACTTCATTAGTTGCTTACCAAGGTCTTTCAACATATCCCCGACGCTATCAAAGAAGTTTTCACCCTCAAATAATGCGTTAGAAAAAGCGTCCCCCAAATTGTCTTGAATTTCTCCACCAAGATCGCCTACCGTTTGTTTGAATCTATCCATACCATACAAGATATTATCAACATCTTTCATTACTTCATCGTCGTCTAGGATAAGGAAGTCTGTTACTGGTGCTGGGCTGTCTTCATCTTTCCACAGTTTGGGGGCTTCTACTTTGGCTGTTGGTTCTACTAAAGCAGACCCTTCAGCTTCCCCATCTCCCCCTTCATCTTTATTCGGTTTTTTCTTGTAAATGGCGTCTGGTTGTGCTTCTATTGCTGCTTTTTGTTCCTCAAGAGCATTTATTACCGACTCAGTTAGATTATCAAGGTTTTCTTTTCCGTTATTTACAAGTTCTGTTAGATCAAGATTTTCCCCAAAGTTATCAACTTCTTTTGATGCGTTTCTCAATCCATCAACCCAACCATCGGGAACCAACTTATCTGGCAATTTTTCCAGCATCCCAGCTATTTTATCAAGGAACAGAGACACACCTTTGAGAATGAATTGGATATACTTTGTATAAACCTTTGTTAATAACTCTATGACTGGATAGAACAAATCCCACAAGCCGTCAACCATACGTTTCCAATTTTTTACTACAATAATCATACCTTTAATAAATGCGAGTCTGGTATCCTTCCACGCATTCTTTATCCACACAAAGGAACGTCCAACACCCTCTTTTATCTCATCGCCCCATAGGGACCAAACAAGGGTGAGTCCTGTAATTGCTAATGAAATGGCACGAACCCAAGGGTTTAAATTAGAGAATGCACCAATAATAGCCCGTATTCCCGTTGCTACCATTGGCAATAGGGTAATAAGGTTGCCAACAACATTCAATAGCGGACCAATAGCGGCGGCGATTCCAGCAATAACCCCAATAATTATTTTGGTTCTATCACTGAGGTTTTTGAACCACTCTATACCCTCTGTGATTTTCTTCGTTACTTCCTCTAATGCTGGTGCTAAACTTGTGGCAAGATCTAAAGCAAAGTTGGCGATACTACCTTTGAGTATTGTAATAGCGTCATTGAATGTAGCGGCTCTATTGGCTTGTTCCGTGGTAATCTTGTAATTTTTCAAAGTCTCCGTATTCAACAAGCCCATATTTTCGGCAACTTGAGAGATGGAGGCACCACTATCTCCCAATATCTTTGTTGCAAGTGCTGTCCTTTTCGCTACATCATCAATGCCCATTAACTGTTCTGTCAGGAATGCGAACTGTTGTTCTGGCGACATCCCTTGCAAATCCCCTAGAGACACCCCAAGCTCTTGTAAAGCCCCCTTTGCTTCACCAATACCTAAAGCACTTTCTCCAAGCGACTTGTTCATAAAAACAATACTTTGTGCCACTTGTTCGAACTCTACGCCACTAAGTTCCGCAACACCCCTCATTTGTGATAAGAATTCTACTGCGGCACCCGTTTTTTGTGACAACTTTTGCATTCTGTCGGCAGCATCGAGTCCATTCTTACCAAGGTATGCTAATCCAGCAGCAACACCGGCAATGGGGGCAGTTACCTTTTTAGTAAACCCTGCCCCCACAGACGATATATTTTTGCCCATCTTTTTGAAGTCAGCTGTAACAGCTTTTAGAACTGGTCCCGTTTGATCGTCCGCTTTGAGTACGAATAATTGTTGAAGCTTATTTGTTGCCATACCTTTTCCTATCTATGTTTTTTTGCTTCCCGCCTAGCGTGTTCTTCCTGTTCCCTACGCTTTTGCATTTTTTTCTTTTCCTCATAATAGACGATCCAGCCAAGATATTCAGCTTGAGACATTTCCATTACTTCCCCAACAGTTTTACCTAGATTTTCAGCTAAAGCATAATAGTTAAGATAATCCCTGTTGGGGTCTGTTAGTTTTTTCCCGCTTCCTGAATGCTGGATATACCTTCACCAACCCGCGTCCCCAAGGCAATAACAACGTCTGGATCAGCTTCAGTCATAAGAAACTCTCTATCTTCCGCCTTGAAATAACTCTTTCCGTTCTCATCTTTACAACAATCGATTATCATTGTGATAAGAGCGTCTAATGTGTTTTCTTCCGCATTAGCTGCAAGCTTTACCATTGTCGAAAGGTTGGGTGGAGTTATATACAATTCCAAGTCCCATTCTTCTATGTAATGCTTTACAGATTTTCCAGAAACTTTTTCCATAAATTGCGTCTTTATTTTGTCCCTAAGTTCTACCCTGTTCATACTTACTCCTTTTTTGTTATTTTCTATCCCCAAAGGGGTTTATTTTATTTTCTAACGAAACTTTGTCTATGGTGGGTAGTAACATACCACCCACCACAGAACGTTTATTACAGCGTTGATTATTCTGTGTCAGAGGCGGTTAGGGCACCCCTATAACCGAAGCTTAGACTTACGCTATCATCATAACTCGCACCAACAGATATACTCGTTACGACTGTGTTACCGGTGAAGTATTTAGCCCCCGTATATAATGCGAGGACAACTTCAGTACCGGCAGCGAGAGCGTCGAGGACGTCCTCTTGTCCAGCGTCGGCACCGTCGTAGCGGCAGTCAACTGAGCCAGACCCTTCCGTCAATCCGCCGATATACACCTTGGATGAGTCGCCCATTGCGGTGACTTCAATTTCGTCCGCCGACTCATCGTATGTCCATGACGTACAATATCCAACCGCAACACCGCCGATAGATACTGTACCACTTCTTCCTATGTGTCTTGCCATTTTGCTTTTCCTTTCTTTTGTTTATTGGTTAGCCAAACCAATTTCAGTCCTGTAGGTAAAGAGTAAAGCCAAAATTGCTTACCGTTCCACCCACATTCCCCAACGTAACCCAAACCATTGAGTTAGTTGGGATTGTTTTGTCTACGTCTATAAATACTGGACTTGTTGTGTTGTTAGATGTTCCAGTCCCTAATTGCGTTCCAGAAGTCCTCGACGTACCAGTATACAGAGTCCATTCAACACTCGGGGTGCTGGAACCAACTATGATGGTTGAAGCACTAACAATGGATGTTTCTTTTTCTGCCACAACCATTGTTATTGTGTCTCCGTCTACTGGCTCTAATACGTCAAGGTTTTTTGTGTAGCTATGTGTATGTGTATGTCCTGTGTTTTCTATTTCACTAAATTCTATTCCCTGATATGTGGTAGCGGTGATAGTTGTTGCTGATATTACATCATGATTATTTCCTGTTAGCCAAATTTCCGCTCTTGTGTCGTTGTGATATTGTGTGTGGTCATCGTCTCCCAATCCAGACAATAACCCGTGGTCGGTAGGATTGGCAGCACCAAAGGTTGGATCATACACAACGCCATTTACATATTCTATGTTGAGGGTCATTGTAGCTTGTGCCAAAGGTGTTTCGCCGTTTTCAACATATTCAAATTCGACGCCCTCTAAATACATATCTGCGACAGAGGAAGCTAAATCGGCACTTGTAAAAAGTGCTTCTTCAATGTCTGTAATATAGGTGTCAAAGTCATTACTTGGTGTTGTTGATACATCATCCATTATGACAACATCCACCAATAGGTTGTGTCCAGCAGAGTTTGTAGTAGAGTTTAGCTTGTCGCTGTAGTTGTCGCTATTTGCTCTTATTGTAACATAGGGCAAGGGGACACCATATTGCGGTGCGCCCCAAAAGGTCTTATTTTCAAATGCCGTCACTCCCGTTATTGCTTGGTAAATCTCATCTATAATTGTTGTTCTGGACATATGCTAAAATCCCTTCTTACTTCTTACTCAATCTATACTGTAAGTTGGACACGAAAATCTTTCTCAAGTTTTTTCTCACCATTTGTCTGCCAGACGCTAAATGATATTTCCTGTGGGGGGACAAAGAAACACTTTGCGCACGTAGGTCACTTTTGTTGTTCCCGGTATTTCCAACTCTAATAAACACTCGTTGTTTGCCGGTGTTAACACCAGTTCTAACTGTACCGGCAAAAGATCCTTTCCAGTAGAAGCTTTTAACTTTCGCTCCCGGCATTGTTTTATTCCATTTTATCTTTCCAAGTTTTTCGGCGGAAATACCCTTATATTTGAAATATGTCCCTGCTGCTAATCTATTACGCTTTGCCCGGAACATCGTTATTCTCTCCCTTACCAGTTTTATTGGCTTTATTCCAGAAGCGTTAGATATTCTTTTTGCGGCTTTACCCCGTATTTGGTTGTTTACCTTGTTCAATGAGGTTATAGATGCTGCCCTCACTTCCCTTGGAAAATGTTTAGTGATGAGCTTTTCTATTTCTAATGTGCCGCGAACATCTATTGACAACTTCATGATTTCCGCAGCTCCAAGACAACAAAACCCGCGCCATCTGTTGTTACATTGCGAACTGTTCCCGTGAAGTTTTCACTTGGAACAGATACGGTTGCCCCATACGTAATGGCTGAGGCTTCTAAATCATAACTCGCTGTATGTAGGAAGTGTCTCTCTATTGTTGTATCCAAGTCCTGAATCCAGTCCACGAAATACAACCCAATATATTCATCCCCATCAATATAACAAGTGTCACCAAACGCTGTTAGAATGCCATCCATATCATTTTCTGTGTATCTCATGTTCTATCCTCTTGTTATGAGGGGGCGGGAACTCGCCCGCCCCCATTATTGGTTTGGCTATGTTTTATTTTTATTATTACCCGGTTACGATATCTTGTGAGCGAGTGAAACTCTCAGTTCTGCGTAATGCGATATCAGCCAAAGCGTGGGCGTGGAGAACAATACCGCCTGACGCAGCTAGGGTCACACTATCAACGGTGATGTCAATTCCGCCCCACAACCCAACCATAAGGTCATTCCAATTGCCGAATAGCATTGAACTAGCAGAGCCAGCACCCAAGTTACTTGGCATAGCGTTTGTAACAAGGACTCTGTATCCGTTCATTGTTCCGTCAGCTTCCAGCAAATAACCGTTTGTGTGTATGGTTGCGTCCTTCGGGTTCGTCTTTAAGGCTCCGATGACCTTACTGTTGGTGACATAAGCAGCATTGGAAATGTCAGCGTTGTTCGCGGCTACGCTGGTTTCCATTGACACCACGCCAGACCATGTGGGCGACTCTATACTAACGAGTTCAACACCATCGGTATATAGAACACCAGCCGGAGCATTGGTCAGACCGGAAGCACCAGCCAACGCAGTCTCATCGATCTTGCTGGAAATTGCGAGGTTTAGGTCTTCCCTCAGAATTGCGTCAATGGCGGGGTTGACAGC